ACTGGATAAAAGATCAGGTAAATAAACTTGAAATGTATGAGTGGATATAGCTGCCACAATAGACAACTAAGAATTGTTTAGACTTTGTTAATTGGTTCTAACTCTTATTAGGTTTATTGATACATCTATATAGAAGTAATTAAAGAATCGTTTCTTTTGGCCGTTAATATAATCAACCACAATGGTTGACAATAATATGTATATCCTTATAATCACTTATACATTTACTTAAACAGGAATAAATATGAGATATAAAACCAAAAGCAGAAAAGCAGGTTATGGCGAGTATCTAGTCACTGTCACTGATACTCAGAATATAAAACCCACTGTTACTGTTAAAATTGAAGATTATGGCCCTGAGAATGCTTATTGGTGTAGGTGGCGAATAGGCGAACCAGTTCGCTTCTTCAAAGGCACAGAGTACGAGCATATTGATTATGAATTTGACGGATGCTGTGGTTTTTATAGTAAGAAAGAGGCGATTAAGTGCTTGCAACAAGAGGGTGCTCATATTGGTGATGAAACAGTAACTGATTAAGCACAATTCACAATAACCAATGATAACGGGCTTAATTGCCCGTTTGTTGGTAGAAGCATAACCATTTATTAAACCGAGGAGAAAATTATGAAAGATAGTATTTTTGAAGATTGGAGAAAATTAGAAGATCAGGTTTCTAGTGAAATCGGGCACGATATACAGATTGATACAGAAGGTTCTCTTGCAGATTGCTTTACTGAGGATGTTGAGAGTTATGGTTCTGACAGTGCTATTTATAAAACTAAATGGCTATTAATCTACCATTTTCAAAGCGTAGGAAATTCGGTTCGTAGATTGCTTGAGGATTACCCAGAAATTGAGATTTGTTGAGGATATATAGCGACTAACCTAAATCACATATTCACCAATTAAGCCGCTTTATTGCGGCTTTTTGGGTAGTAAAGACAACAAAATTAACTATTTATATAACTGAGGAAAGCATTATGAAATTTACTAAAAGCAGAAAGCAATTTGATTGTTATATTTGTAAAAGCCCCGTTCAAAAAGGGGCTTTATACGCAAAAAAATCAGTGACAATCGGCAGACCTCAAGATTCTTACATGGAAAACAGAAACGGAATTCCCGTTATGGTTGAAATGGGATTCAGAGATACTGTCAAAATTTGTGCTATTTGTTGTTATAAGGTGAGGATTTTATCACCGTAATCAGTGACCACGGCAATATCACGCTATATTCATGGGATGGAACGGAATACAAGGAAGTTTGGTCTATCGTCTAGCCTAAAATCACATATTAACCAATCAAGGCGCGTTATGCGCCTTTTTGGGTAGAAACTATTTACTTAATCAAGAACGGAGATAATTATGCAAGTAGAAACGAAAGCCACCATTAACAAGGGTAACATACGAGCATGGCGTCAAGTCAGGCAATGCCCCCACCAAATAGCAAATAGACGCTATGACATTGCTTATAATGTCCTTAACGGCGTGCCTGTTGTTCGCATTGATTGGAATGAAAACGGAGTTAAGAAAGTCTCAGACACCGCTAGAGGCGCAACAATCGATCTCGTTAATAAAAGCATGACTCGCCTATTTGGTTTGGAAGTTAACACTTTTATCTGGGATTTTGACGAACAGGGAATAACTGTTACTGCTAAATAATAATGAGGTGAACAAAAATGACTAATCTCAATTCACTACAAATTTTGTGGGATAACTTGCACGATTACCGAGAAGTATCAGAAATTGATGAATGTCAATGGGAATCGATTTGTGAAGCAATGGCACACTTGCATGAAGAATTAGGTGTTATGCACGAAGAAATCGACTAAAAATTTTCCCTCGGTCGCTACCATGCCCTCGTTCGTTCGGGGTTTTGGTGGTAGTACAGATTGATAAATTTACTTAACTAGAGGAAATGTAACAATGAATAGATGCCATTTAGATTATAAGGTACAGGATGAACTAGGTTATGAATTTTACCGCGCCAATAGTTCTTATTATGGTAATCCGCGCTATGTAATCCACTTTTTAGCCTTCCATAGTGATTATGATGAAGCCCTTAAGCTAGCCAAAACACTAGGATTTCAACGGTATCGAGGTAAAGATTTTGGCGGGGGCTTTGTTTGTGAAAGCTACAACTTAGAAAATACAGCCGAACGAATCATTAATCTGAGGGGTGAATCATGAAACTACAAATCACGATTAATTGCGATAATGACGCATTTGCGGGTGATAATCTGGGCTTTGAAATTGCCCGAATACTTACAAATTACGCTAATTCAATTCAAGGGATTAGCCACGATCACCCCGAACGATATTTATTAAGCCCTGATAGGTTAAGGGATATTAACGGAAATGTTGTAGGCAACATTAAAGAAAATTAATTTACTTAAATAGGAGATAAACAAAATGGGAATAATAGCTAACATTTATAGAATCAGTAATTACCCAGATTGCAGCAATGACGGAATCAGTAATAACTTTGAAGAGGTTTGTGTCGTTAACTGTAATGGGCCTTTTGATTTCAATGAAGATCGACCGCCCGTGATCTTAGAAAAAGGTCAATCTTTGATCAAGGGTGAAGAAGGCGTAAAAGCGTATCCTGTAGATATTGAGCACTACAAAAAAACCAAAGAGATTAGACGCTGCAAGAAGGGCGGCTATATGTTTGGGGGTACGTATATTGGTTGCTCAGATTCAAGATTCTGTAAAAAAGTATCTGAGATACTAGGAAGGCGCGTATACGGTCAATTAATCGCCCTACACGATAGAACCGAACCATATGAATCCTATCAAGGGTGAAGCCCGAATTGTTAAAGAACATAGCGCCTCATTTGGGGCGCTTTAAGGGTGAAATACGCCCTAAATAACTGTTTTTATTATATAACTTAGGAGTAATATTGTCATGAAAAAATCACAATTTTTGAAGCATTGGAACGACTTAGAACCAAACCAACCGCTAAAAATGCGACCAATACCCTACAAGCATAAGGGTAGTACATACGCCCAAGACGGGCTAAGAATTACAGGCTCAAAAGAGAATATCGATAGCGTCTTATCATGCCTCAAACCATTATTAGCGGCTGAGAATGGCCGAACAAGGCTACAGGTCAGTTATCAACAAACTACCGATAGAGATACTGGGCAGAAAATAGATAGCTACAACTGTTATCTACAAATCTCCGAGCGCGGAAAATGCCGCATTAATGGGGGTGTATGATGCACGATTTTAAGAACCTTAACGTACATGATCCTGATAATTTAGCAAGGTGGAGCAAACCGATTCTGCCCTGGTACAAAAAAATTTGGGAAGTAATCAAACTATCAGTAATTTTATTTTTAAAAATTATCTTCTTTGCTACAGCACCGTTCATAGCTGTAGTTTCGATTTATGCTTTTGTTGTAATCGTTTTTTTACAATAATTTTTTAAGGGGTGAACTATGAGCAAAATTACAATCACATTTACTGAGAAACAGGCATTCTCCTTGATAATGGCTGCTAGTCAAACTATGGATCATTGGGATGCGGTAGAAAATAACTTTCCAGAGCGCGGTGCAAGGAGAGCCGCCTACAATGCTTATAATAAACTACAAGATGAATACTTTAAACAAAGAAAAGCCCCCGATTAAGGGGGCTGTTTCGAGAGTGGAAACCCTATTGAACCACAGGTGAGAATATGGTTATATAGGCTTATCGGATATGCAGTTTACCAAGCTGCTTTACAACTGATACAGGGATAACGGAAAACTACCAGTCATAAATAAACCGACTGCGCCAATTTTCCCCTTATCTTATATGTCATGTCAAGTAACCTGCTGTCTGTTGTCGGTGTTTGTAAAGCTTTGACCGTCAAAAAAATGACAAGGCTCATGGTGCGAACCTTAATATCTTTAGTTCACTCGCTTTTGATAGCGGGCGTGGTTAGCGTAAGGCTAGATCAGCAAACAGAGTCTATGGGATTCCAGGGGGCTTCTGACCGTAAGATTAAGGAATGATAAACGGTTTCTGCAATAGGTGAACTAATAGTAACAATATAATGAAGGCGGGTAGTACGGGGAATCCCTAAAGCTATCTAATGAATACTATTGTTTTAATATAATGCAATGAAATAATCCTAAAGAATATGAGAAAGTGGTAGACAAATAGAAACAGATACATTAAGTTCAATTTAACTTTACTTAGCAAGGAGAAATAGAAATGTCAGATAATGACTTTCCCGAGATAAAACATAAACCGCACACCTTAAAGCAAATAATCGAATGCAACGCCCCTGATCTTTGGTATTCAGAACCAAATGATGAAGGGCACGTAAAACAAGCATCTGATTATGTCCTTGAAGAAATCGTTACAAACCTATCGCATCCTGATAGCGAGGATTCTGGGGACTTTGTTTTCAATGTCCTCAATATCGGTGGGGACTTCATGGACTTTACAGCAATACTCAAGGATGAGATTAGTAAAAACCCTCAAAGCGAACTTGCGAAATACTGGGACAAGACTAGTAAAAACTACGCTCAATACCTCATTGAAAGGGCCGAAGATACCGATTTCATGGTGTCTACAGCCTACAAAGAGGCCCAAGATGAGTGGAGAGCTAACGAATTTGAGATTATTGAAATTGAAAATTACTTAAACAGGAAAGGTGAATAACATGGCTAAACAAGACAGTACACTCACATTTAACAACTACGCAACAGAAACAGATGAATCTCAAATGGTTCTCGATCTTCTGTTAAATCCGCATATCGTGTCACATGAGAAAGGACACGCAGAGCTATTAGAGCAAATTAGAAAGCGTACAGAAGGTTTTGAGGTGTTCGCGGTAACTTTCCTTATGAAACAGGAAATAACCCTTGAGAAGCCCTCAGAAGGCGCGGAAGGGGGTGAATCATGAATAAGAATAAAAACATACCTGAAATCGTAACTGACATAATCAGTGAGATAGGTGAAGAAGTCAGTCGTGTTACTTGGGATTGTCACGGCACTCCGGTAATCCTACATAAAGCCCTTGAACGTGTTGCAGCTCATAAAGGGATAACTTTTGACACGCCCGTTGTTGTTGAAAGTGAGATTAGTCAAAAGAACGTGGCCCTCTATTGCGTGGGTCATTTAGGAGATAAAAGCGAGTGGAGCTTTGGGGAAGCCGCGCCTTATAACAACAAAATCCCCTATCCCTACGCTATGGCAGAAAAACGTGCGAAGGACAGGGTAATACTTAAATTAGTTGGATTGCATGGGTATGTGTACTCAGAAGACGAGTCTGACGAATTTCAAGAGTCCAGACCTGAAGACATAAAAGATATTCCCTACGAACAACCTGGAACTATCTCCCCCGACCAGTTAAAACAACTTACTGAGTTAATGATTGAGACAAAATCAAACAAAGTGAAGTTTTGTGAGCTTTTTAAGATTACAGATACGGATCAATTATTAGCCAAAGACTTTGATAAGGCTGTACAGATGCTTAATGCGAAGAAGGAGCGCGACCAATGAGCATATACAAAGAAATGTTCAACGGCTCTGATTATGTCCCTAAACGTGATGATGTGCGTTTAAGCGGTCAGATTGAGCGTGTATACAATGTTATGAGGGACGGCTTACCTAGAACCCTCAGACAGATAGCTAACGCTACAGGCGACCCAGAAGCGTCTATAAGTGCTCAATTAAGGCATTTAAAGAAGGAAAGGTTTGGGTCATATAGGGTAGAGAAGGAAAACAAGGGTGGTGGCTTGTATGAGTACAAATTGCTACCGCCTGAAAAGAAGGGTCAGGGGGTGCTGCTATGACAATGACAGCCGTAGGTGACGAAAGTTGTCCGATACCCTCTAATCAAGTCGAAGAAAGTGTGACTGTGATGATTAGTTTTAACAATGAAACTGGCGGTTCGCTGTTACAGCACCATGATTACTGGGTTGATGTTATCCAACTACCTAGAGGTCAAATAAACATAATGGTGACGGAGTACATAAACCCAAATTGGAGAGAGGTGAATCCCTCAGAACACCAACAAAATCAAGAAATGAGTGATTATATAAAAGTCCCTGTTCAGAAAAGAGATGAAAGAATTGTTTTGAATGTGCTGTTAAAACATCCAAGCCCTGCGGATTACATAACAAAAGAACAAGTTGAAACAGAGCACCGGATTAATAATCACGAAAACGCCATATCAGACGCTAAAAAGCTATTAAAAAAACATGGAGAGACACTATGACTTACCCCTTTCGAGTTGTTGATTGTGGTGGTCAGGGGACTCAGGAATGGATTGACGCTAGGCTAGGCATACCCAGTGCTAGTAACTATTCAAAGCTGATTACCACCAAAGGCAAGCGCAGTACATCATTTGACGGCTATTGTATGGGTTTGGCTGCCGAAGTGCTTACAGGCAAGCCCTATTCATGGCATAAGTCAGA